ACTTTCTCTACAATCAAGAAGCAATCAACGAAGGCGTCTACGACAAGAATATATTCAAAGCATTCTTCTTGGCAGGCGGACCTGGTTCAGGCAAGTCATGGGTATCAGCAAGAACTCTCATGGGTCAAGGTATGAAAGTGATTAATAGTGATGATGGTTTTGAGAATTACGCTAAAAAGGTAGGTTTAGAACTAAAGATGACAAACATGTCAGCCTTTCAAACAAAACAAAAAAACTTTCTTAGAACAAGAGCAAAGAGAGGCACAATGTCTATGCACCAACATGCCATTGATGGTCGTTTAGGGATGATAATGGACTCTACTGCACGAGATACTGCAAGAATCGAAGCAGAAGCCCAATCAATGAGATATCTTGGTTATGATACTTACATGGTGTTTGTAAATACGACACTAGAGGTTGCACTTAAACGAAATGAGTTGCGACCAAGAAGTGTGCCAGAACCAATCGTTATCAACAGTCATAGACAAATTCAAAAGAACATACCTAAACTTCGTGCTATCTTTGGTTTTAAGAACTTTGTTGAAGTAGATAATAATGTAGAGGCTGAAGATGTTAATATCAAAGTCTACAAAGAAATTCAAAAGTTAGTCAGAAGTAAACCAACATCACCAATGGCACAAGCCTGGATTGACAACGAATTAGCTAAAAAAAGACGCTAAATAAGTGGAATAATGCTTGACACGAGTCCAGTATTCGTGTATAATATAACTATATTATGATGAAAAAAGGTGGTAAATAATGGCAAAAGATATCAACGGCATTGAATATTCATATGCAAACAAAGACGAACTTGCGTTCGGCACTTCATACGACCCTAAACCCAATCTAAACACAACTGGTACAGTATACAAGTTCCTCAAAAAGCGTGAACTTGATAAACGAGCAAATGATGCTTTACGAGAATGGGCAATGAGCCGTGAAGAAGCATTCGATATGGTAATGGGATAGATTATGATACTAGTTGATTTAAGTCAAATAATGATTTCTAATCTGATGATTCAGATTAATGGTCGTAATGCACCAGAACTAAGTGAAGATTTAGTCAGACACATGGTGTTGAATTCGCTTCGTGGGCATAATAAAAAGTTTCGTGATAAGTATGGCGAAATGGTTCTTGCTTGTGATAGTGGTAATGTGTGGCGAAAGCAGATATTCCCAAACTATAAGGCAGGCCGAAAAGAATCACGAGAGAAATCAGACCATGATTGGGCTAAGATATTTGAGATTCTAACTACAATCAGACGAGAACTCAAAGAACATATGCCATACAGATATGTTGAACTAGATACAACAGAAGCAGACGATATTATTGCTGTTCTAGTAAGAAAACATCACGACCAGAAGATACTGATACTATCTGGCGACAAAGATTTCATACAGTTACACAATAAGAATGTACAACAATACAGTCCTGTGTTAAACAAATTTATAGGAAAAGATGAAAACCCGAGTATATATATTAAAGAGCATATACTAAAAGGTGACCGAAGTGATGGCATCCCAAATGTATTGTCAGATGATAATGTTTTTATTGAAGGCAGACGACAAAGACCTTTAACTAAAAAGAAAATTGAGGCATGGTTAAACGAAATGGTTATGACTATGACTCCTGAAGAACAACAGAATTACGACCGAAATCAAAAACTAATTGATTTAAGTCTAATACCGCCAGAAATTGAGGCGAAAATATATGATGAATTTAACGAGGTTAAAGTAGCACATAGAAGTAAGATTCTTAACTACTTTATTACAAGAAAACTTAAAACTTTAATTGAAGTCATTGACGAATTTTAGACTTCAAAAGAACTGTTAAGGAGAATAACATGATAATCAGAAGAAACCCTGATGGCTCTGTCATAGAAGAGCAAGCAACACAACAATCCCACCCTGCATTAACAACTAGACGAGGCATGGCTGCAATGGCAGAATCAGGCCGAGCAGTTCCACCTTTGTTCAGCGAAATCGCTACAAAGATAAACAATGCAAAAGACAAACCTAAAAAGTTAAAAGTACTGCAAGAACACGATTCAGTACCTTTACGACAGGTTTTAAAAGGTGCATTTGACCCAAACATAGAATGGTTATTACCACAAGGTGATGTGCCGTATGTGGCGAATGATGCTCCTGTGGGAACAGAACACACCTTACTTCAACAAGAAGCAAAGCGTTTGTATTTGTTCACAAAAGGTGGTGATAATACACTATCAAATAATAAAAGAGAAACACTCTTTATTCAAATGTTAGAAGGTCTTAGTGCCGAAGAGGCAGAATTCTTAGTAACTGTTGTCAATAAGAAAGTCAACAACAAGTACAAAGGATTTACTGCTAACCTAGTCAAAGATGCATTTGGTTGGGATGATAACTTTATGAAAAAAGATTAATATTCTTTCAAAACCCTCTGAAAGGAGGGTTTTTACATTATGACTGATGATTTGCCTTTACCGAAAGATACGGTACCTTATGAGAAACTACCCATAACAGACGAAGAAGCATGGAGATTTTTTTATGATTAGAAACAAATACGCCACTCAAAGATTACGAAGAAACAAACTCAAAAAGAAAAAGAAACAGTTTGAAATAACTGTGATACATGTATTTACTGCATGTATCTTGGCAATAGCTCTTTTTGCTTTTACATCTACTGAAGCAAAAGTAATTGACAAACCTACTATCATAACAAAAACAAAATCTTTATTTGTTTACTCGCTTAATTCTTGTATTGAACACCTATACAAAGATATGCCTATTCACAAACAAGTGCCAAATGAATTGATTGTGGCACAGGCAGTTGTTGAAACTGGTTGGGGTGATAGTCGATTTGCAAATGAAGCTAACAACCTTTTTGGCATTAGAACTTTTGATAGGAATGATAACTACATGTTGCCAAAAACACTTACAAACTGGCCTGGCTGGGGCGTCAAAGTGTTTGCTAGCAAATGTGATAGTGTAGAATACTATGTAAGAATTATTAATGAAGTGTGGGCGTATGAGGCGTTCAGAAGTTTAAGACAACGACATCTTAATGACGGAGTAATACCAGATGGTATGGAGTTGGCAATGACACTTGATTCATATGCAACCGACCCGAACTATATTCCTTTGGTTCGTTCAGTAATTAAAAACAACATAAGAGGAGTTTATGACCTATAATCGCTTGACTTTTTTATCAAAACATAGTATAATACTTGTATGAATAGCGAATACAGAATCCCACAAGGTGACGGCACAGTCAAAGTAATAAAGTGGGCAGACTACATAGAACATGGGCTTGAAAAACCAGAACTCATATGGATAGAACAAGAACCATTAAAGATATTCCCAGATTGTATGCGACCTAAGGAGAGAGAAACAGAATGAATATATTTTACCTAGACAAAGACCCAAAAGTTTGTGCAGAAATGCACCTTGACAAACACAGCAGTAAAATGATGGTTGAGTATGCTCAACTAATGTCTACTGCTCACAGAGTCCTTGACGGCAAAGAAGTTACTCGTTTGAATAAGATTGGTCGTACAATGAAAACATACTCTCACCCAAGACGAGACCATTACCTCTACAAATCTTGTCATGTCAATCACCCTAGTAACATCTGGCTTCGACAAAGTAAAGAGAACTACGAATGGTTGTATGACATGTGGTGTTGTTTGCATGAAGAATTCAAAACACGATATGGCAAAGACCATATGTCGTTTATCAAACTGAAAGGCATACTCAGAGAAGTGCCAGAAAATATTCCTAATGTACCATTTACACAACCTTTACAAGCGATGCCTGATGATGTAAAAAACAAAGACAGTATTACTGCTTACAGAGATTACTATATAAAGTACAAGAGAAGTTTTGCAACATGGAAAACTACAACACCAACATGGTTCACAGAAGGAATAAATGCCAACATACGACTTTAGAAATAAAACAACAGGCGTTGAGTGGGAAAAAAATATGCGAATATCTGAACTTGATGCATATAAAGAAGAAAACAACGCTGAAATCTTAATCAAAACAGTAAATATTGCCAGCGGTCAAGGCGACAACATTGATGCTAAGACTGATGATGGTTGGAAAGAAACACTTGCTAAGATTTCAGAAGCACACCCATCTAGTGCCCTCAACAAACAATACGGTAAGACCAGTATCACAGACATAAAGGTCAATCAAGTCAGAGAGAAACACAAGACACTTGCCAAACGCAGAATGGCGAAACAGAACCCAATTAAATAATATGCCACTCGTATAAATAGTAGTATACAAGGAGAACGCTATGGCAGATTTTGATTTTTTAGACGGGTTTGATACTGGTGGTGATTGGGGATTCACAGGAGTTTCAAGTAAACCTTCAGACCAAACAGTCGCAGACACAAAGGCAACACAACAAGTAGTTCAACAGACTGCTGATGGTGTTGGTAAAGCAGTATCTACTGAGATTATATCAAGGTTAGAAACTAAACTAGACAAGATACTTAGAGAAGTATCAACAGCATCAGGTAAGATTGACGATAAACATGAGGTTGAATTAGAGATTGCAAAATCACAAATGGACGATGAGTACGATTTGAGAAAAGACAATCTTGGCAAAATTCAAAAAGAAAAGTTTCAACAGTTAGAGAAACTAATCATCCCATTACTTGTTAAACTTGCCAAATCACCTGAGGCCTATATTCATTGGCCTAATCGTGCAGAAGTAATCGAAGCACAACTCAAAAAAATAGTAGAAATAACTAGAGGATAACGCTTGACAAATGTCTGGTAACCTGATATAATATATCTAATATATTAAGAAGGAGAAAGACATGGCAAAAGCTATTGACAAATCAAAAATGCT